AGTCGAGAAACGGCACGCCCGCGGCCATGTGCACCAGCCAGGAGATCAGCAGATCGCTCTTGCCGACCTTGGGCGCACCACCCAGCACCAGCAGCCCACCCGGCGTCAGAACGCGCGGTGCGATGATGTCGGCGGGCATCGGGCTGTCATCGTCCAGCAGCGCGCCAAGCGTGAAGGCGGGCATCTCATTCGGCGCAGGCGCGGCGCTGTCGAGGCGGATGAGCGGCGGGCCGTACTTTTCGACATGCCGGGCCCAGAGCCGTTCGGACTCGCGCTTGAGCCGCTCCACTGACCACTCTGGCCGCAGCATGGCCGCGTTGTAGCCGCAGATGCCCTCCCAGCCCTCGTCTTTCGACATCCGGCCCTCATGGACCATGCGGATGAAATACCCGATCGCGGCCGAGGCCCCCTCGAAGCGCGACCAGTCGTCCTGCGCGCTCTCGCGCACCGGGGTGACCAGCACCTCATCGACGGCAGGCTTGTCGGGCGCGGTAAAGTCCGGCTGCAGCGACACGCCCGGTGCAGGCGGCATATCGGTGACAGCTTCGGTGAACTCGCCCAGATCGCGCTCGAGATCTGCGTTCAGCGTGACGATGCGTACCTGCGTCTTCAGGCTGTTCTTGTAATAGACCGAGCCCGCGACCCGGATCGGCTGATGCGCTGAACGGAAATGCATATCGCCGCCGACCTTTGCGGCAATGTCACCGCGGATACGGGTCACACGGGCGATGTCGCTGCCCTCGGCAGGCTCAGTGAGTTTCCACCAGACATGCGCCTTGTGCTGGCCCTCTGGTGTCACCCCGCCGCTCTCGACCACCATCGTGGGTGGGCCGAGATGACGCTCGAGATGAGCGCGCTTGGCGGCAATGTCGCCGGTGTCGATATCAACAACCACAGCCTGCATTTGCTGAATGTCGGCCGCCTTGGCCTGCCCTTGCTCGGCGACAGTACCGGGGATGACATAGACGGCAGCACCTTCGCGCGCGGCCCAATTGGCAAAGGTGGTCATCTTGGCGGTGACATTCTCACCGGCATCGATCCAGATGTTATGCGGGCGGCCATCAAAGCCCTGGCCCTTGTCGATGAAGCTGCGGACCGGGATCAGACCGTCGCAATAGCCGAACACCACCTCCATGAACTGGGCAATCTGCTCGGGGTCCGGCTCATCGCCAAACACATCGATCTGTGGCGCTGCATCGTTGAAGTCCCGCCACGGGTTGAAGTGAACGAGGTTTTCCTTGGGCGTCTCGGAGGATGGGTCATCCGATGGGGTTTGAGGGTCGTCGTGATTGGTGCTCATGGTGGTATCCTCTGTGTCGTTTGGGGTGTCGGGCGGGTCGTTTGGGGCATCCGTCATGTCGGCAGGTTCCAACACCGCTCTGCCCAGGAGCAGAACCGGCATTCGAAAAAGTCGCGATTGGCGGCGACGCGCGGCAGCAACTCACCGGCGTCGGTGGCTTGCAGGATCCGGACGCCGCGATCGGACATGCGCTGCGCGAGACCCGCATCGAAGGGCACAAGCTCGTGGTGCAGCTCGGCGGTGTCCTTGTTGATCGCGGTGAACACGGCGGGTGCCGCGCTGATGCCCGGCACGCTTGCTTCCATGTAGGCTTGGTAGACGGCGATCTGGGCGGCGTAGACGGGCTTTGATTTGGTCACCCCGTCCTTGACGCAGGCGCGCCAGTTCTTGGCGTTCATGGTCTTGCATTCCCAGAGTGCCGGGACAGCGAGACCGAAGCCCTCTGGGCCGGCCGCGATGATGCCATCGACATGACCGCGAATGCGCCCACCCGCGACCGAGAACCCGAACTGACCGCCATCTGGATGGTTGCCCATTTGGGTGTAGAGCTCGAACCCCGCGCCGCGCAGCCAGCGGATGGCGAGATCTTCCAGCTCGTGTCCAATGGCGAAGATGCGCAGCAGCTGGCCGGAGAAGTCCTGCCCCTCGTCCTTGGGCGCGTGTGTGAACTCAAACTGCAAGGCGCGTTCGCAGGCGTGTCCCAGACGGGACGCGCCGAGATAGGTCCGGGGCGGCGTGGCCTCGCGCTCGGCGATGAGCGCTGCATCGACCAGAGCGTTGATCCGCTCGGCCGTGGATGGGCGTGGGTTGAAGTCCAGCATCAGAACGGCACCTCCGGGGTTTGGGCCCGGGCGATGTCAGCCATGGCCTCGCGGAAGCCCTCGACCGCCTCCTCGATCAGGGCGCGCACCTGTGCCTCGCTCAGATCCGCGAACGCGGTCTGCCAGCCGATCTCGTCCATCAGGAGTGCTACGCGTTTCATGGTGGCGGTGATGGCGGCGCGTTCTTCTTCGGTGAGATCAACCATGGCAAAACGCTCCCGCGCCAAGCGCGTCCAGAAGTCTTGGCAGGGCATCGAGCAGAACCAGACCGATGGCCGGGGCAGCTTCGACCGGACCGGATCGCGCCAGCCAAAACCACGCGTGGGTTGCCGGCAGACAGCACAGAGCGTTCCACGTGGATGCCAGAGACGCCGCCGGCCCTCGGCCGTGATCGGTGTTGGTATGGTCATGTGTCATGCCGCCCTCCGTTCGGGACCGGCCACCGCATTTACGGCCGCCTGGATGGCGCGCTTGTTGAAGCCGAAGGTCATAAGCGCCGAGGCGCGATAGCGCGTCAGGCCGAAGTCGTGGCGGCACTCGGATGGCAGGTATTTCAGCTGCTTGTCCGTCGGTGGCTGGCGCAGCCATCCTCGCGTCTTGAAGGCGCTTTCATCACTCTCATGGGTGTTCAGCCAGTCATCAGCCTGCGCGAGGCAGACGGTGCGTTCGCCGACGCCCAACAAGCGCGGCCGCTCGCCCTTGGCCCCGCCAATGGCGTACCAGACGCCCTCCATCCAGAAGATGCCGCCCCAGGCGGTAAAGCCCGTGGCCATCAGCGCGTCGTCCGTCCCAAAGAGATCGACCCATGCGAAACTGGACCGTTTCAGCAGATCGATCTCGGTCATGACAAAGCCCGAGAGCGGCACAGTGTCCGCGCCTGTTTCGCCTTCGTCCTGCAACAATACCTCGCCGCAGAGCGGGCATTCGGTGGCGGCGAGCGGGATCTCCGCAGCGCAGGCCGGGCAAGTTTTCGTCGGGGCTTCACCGGTGCCGATCTTGCCATCCAGATCGACATCCTGTTCCAGCGTGCCGTGGATCAGGCTCGATGTCCCGAAATCCAGCACCACGCAGTCGGTCTTGACCAGCCCCGGGTGCTCCTCCGGATCGACCGTGCGCAGGCCCCGCCCAACCATCTGGATCATGGTGGATTTGTAGGAACTGGGCCGCAGCAGCACGACACAGGAGGTGGGCGGGTGATCCCAACCCTCGGTCAGCACCGCGACATTGACGATGACGCGGATGCTGCCCGCCGCATAATCGGCAAGGATGGCCTTGCGGGCCTCGGACGCCAGATCGCCATGGATCAGCGCCGCCGTGATCCCCGCCGTACGAAAAGCTTCGGTGACATGTTCGGCATGGGCGACGGTGGAACAGAACACCACGGTCTGCCGCTCCCCCGCCTTTTCTTTCCAGTGGCGGATCACCTCATCGGTGACGGGTGCCCGGTCCATGATGCCCGCCACTTCCGTCATGTCGAAATCCGCGCTGGTCTTGCGGACGGATTTCAATTCTTCCTGCACGCCCACATCGATGACGAAGGTCCGTGGTGGCACGAGGTGCCCCGAGGCGATCAGCTCGCCCAGACGGACCTGGTCGGCGACATTGTCGAAGACCTCGCGCAGACCCTTGCGGTCGCCCCGGGTCGGCGTTGCCGTCACCCCAAACACCCTCGCGTCGGGATTGGCGTCGCGGACCCGGTCGATGATCCGCCGGTAGCTGTCCGTCACCGCGTGATGCGCCTCGTCGATCACCAGCAGATCAAGGCGCGGCATGTCGGTCAGGTTTGACGCCCGCGCCAGCGTCGGCACCATGGCGAAGGTAACGTCGCCCCCCCAGGATTTCTCGGTGGCGTCGATCACCGAGGTGGACACGTCCGGCACCACGCGCTGGAACTTGGCACGGTTCTGCGCGGTCAACTCGTCGCGATGGGCCAGAACACAGGCCTTGGCACCGTCACCGATCAGTTGTCCTGTCACAGCGGACAACATAATCGTCTTGCCCGAATTGTGGGTGAGCGTGAAATCCCCCATCAGGTAGCGATGGTCGCCGTCCACGGTGAACCCGAAATAATCGCCTTCGCCGACCGGATGCACGGTGAAACCACAGCGCAGCACGTTCTTCTTTTGCTTGCGCGGCGGCGCCTGTTTGCGCAGAACCCGGGTCGGGATCATGTCGAGGTCGCCCGAGATATGGACGCGGTGATAAATCCGCCCGCCAACCTCTTTTTGCGCCGCGGTCGCCAGAAACCCGAGGCTGCGCGCGATGAAGACAACGTCCTGTGCCAGTTGGCGCGACTTGCTGACAAATTCGA